TATAATTGTGAAAAATGTAAAATAAAAATAGATAGAGATATAAATGCATCTATAAATATATACAAAAAAGGATTCTTATAGAAATATATTTCTATAAAACCGTTCTAATCCTAAAAGAAAACTTGACCGAAAGAATTTGTTTAAAAACAAATTCTTACGCTTGAAAATATCTGTAGATATTTTCCAACCGTCATTATAAGTAATGAATAGTTCGTTAATGAATGATTTTGATGATTATATGTTATCAAGAAATATCAAGTTTTTAGTAACGGTACATCTTAAAAATTATTTTAAATATTTATTTACTCAAGCAAATGATTTTATTGAAAAAAATAAAGAAAAATAATTTATAGTTAGGTGTTCAATTTTTCAGTGAAAAAGGTGTAATTCTTCAATTTCTTTTGCGAATTTATCAAAATGTTTTTTTGCACATTTATCTAATTCTTCTTGGATATTAGCACCAATTTGTTTTTTGAGATCTAAATATTTATTTTTATATTTTAAATATTTATTTTTATATGATCTAAAAAATATTATAATATTATATTATATAATGTTATTATTAGCATTTATTATCCACTTATCGAGTTATTGGTTTTCTGTAATGTATTTATATAAATATGATAAATCATTCATAATAAAATCTGATGAAAACTGGAATAAATATAAAAAAGCAATTAAATATAGTTTATTTAATCAATTTTGCATAACATTACCATTATTATATTTATTAAGAGATTATTTATTAAGTTCATTACAACCATATAATCCAATATATAATATTTATTCATCAATAATGATATTAATTACATCTGGATTACTATTTTATGTATTTCATTTAATATTACATACATCATATTTATATAAAAGAATACATAAAATACATCATGAATTTATTGTACCAGTTGCTCCTGCATCATTGTATGCGCATCCAATAGAACACATATTATGTAATAATTTATCATTTATGTTACCATTCATATATTTTGGTACAACATATACTTTAACAATAATATTAATAATATTTGGATCTATAATGGTTACTACATCACATGTAAATTATAAATTTCCTTTTTTAACAGATTCACATCTAATTCACCATCAAAAATTTAAATATAATTATGGTTTTGGTGAAATATATGATAAAATATTTGGTACAGATAAAAATTAAACATTATTTGATACCGATATGTATTTTGATAATAATAATCCATTATGTCCAAGTGTTATTATTGTATTATCGTCAACTATAAAAAACTTTATATCATCTAAAATACATTGTTTAATATCAATTTCATAATATTTTGTATATTTATTATATATTTTTTGTGTAATCTTTTTATCTAATGTATTTGTTAATATAAATTCTAAATTATTAGCATATAAATTATTATTTATGATTGTATATTCATCAAAATATTCAGATACAAGTAAATAATATTTATTATTGCATGCTATTTCATATGATATTTGATTAAATATATTGTATTCAGTAAAATCATTTAATAATTTTTTATTATGCCTATATTTGCAATAATAATTTTCATCTTTAAAAACGATTCTATTTTTAATATCAAAAATCATACTAATAACACAGTCATATTTGGATATATTAGTAATTTTATTATTTATGATATATAAATATATTTCGTTTAATGTACTTTTAAATTTAATGTTACGTAAATAACATAATATACAATTACGTATATTATAATAATCTGGTGCAGTTTTTATAAATTTTTGCATATTAACATTATTTTTATTGATTGTAATAATATTATCTAAAATATTTTTATCTAATAGATTTTTATTAAATATATCTGTTATATCAACAAATTTTGCATCAAAATATTCAGAATCATCAAAATATACATTTTTTTCTACATCTTGTAATGAACAAATCATATAAAAAATATATTTATCATAATTTAATATATAAAAAGTATCATATGATATATAAATATTTTTTTTATATAAAAATTCATTCAATATACACAATGTAGTAAAATTAATATTTACATTTGTTTTATTTTCGACTATAGGTAATATAAAATGATTTTTTTTATCTTCAATTAATAATATTTTATCATAATATTTATTGAATATAATTATAGAACCATAATATCTCATATAATAATATATGAATAATAATGAATTTCTTTTTATATTGATAATAATAATATTTACATTATTTATAATTAATTTATCAGATTGTCTTTTCATAACAAAAAGAGAATCATTTGATAATGCACTAGATATAAAAAATACAGAAAAATATATGAAAATTGATAAGAACAATGATCTAATAAATAGATACCGTAAATATAATGAGGATTTAAAATATTATATGCATATACATTTTGATTATTATGTAAAAGATACAAATAAACCATATGCCCAATATGTTACTGAAATAGATAGAAATAGGACATATTATCAAGAGAAATTAAAAACTTTAAAATATCCATTTATAATTAGAAAAGGAAAAGATGGATATTATATTGATTATCAAATACCAAATGGTATAATTAATAATAAAGTTGAAGATATATTATGGAATGACTTTAATTCCCCAACAAAGATATTAATAACACTATATGATGCTCCAGAAAATTTTATAAAACATATTTCAGATTTGTTAAAAGATTATGACAATATTGAATACCAATATTCAAATAGCAAAGTTGATATGTTATACGATGCTTATATATATACAACACATGTATTAAATAATATAGGTGAGACATTATTACCATTAGGTAAACAAATAATAAGTGATTTACAGTTGGAAGAAAAAATAAAACAAATTAAACTAAATACACCAAATATTGAACAAAATGTACAATTAGAATTAGAATTAGAAAATAAATTGGGAAAAGATTTTACTGATTATTTAAAAACACAAATAAAACCAAAAATAGAATTAGAAATAATAGAAAAAAAAATAAAAGATATAACTCCATATGTCAAACAAGAATTATTAAAATATCTTAATAAAATTTATGTAAATGATATTCAGATATTTACCAATAATTCATATATTGAATTATCATTAGAAACAAGGAATTATAGATATATTTATATATATGATAAGAATGATCCAAATGCTCCATCCGAATTAATAAATCTTGTAAAAGTATTAAAAGATCCAGAAAATTTAGATCAATTAAATGATAAATATACGAAGAATCTACGATATTATCGTGTACCAATAAACATAATGAGAGTTATAATAAAATTTGGTGAATATCTTAAATTATTCTAAAATTATTTTAAAGCTTTTTTGAAATAATATGTGATATTATAATCTAAATTTAATATATCATCTACACTATATTTTTTATATTCTTCCATCATATTATTATATAATGGTATCATTATTAGTTCTGAATCACCATAGAATTTATATTTTTCTTTAGAGAATATTCTCTGAGGAGTAATCCAAATGCCATTTTCATCTCTTATTCCAACTTCTTTATCAATATGATAATATTTATAATTAGGTATAAACTTTGTTATATTTTTTAATTCATCCCATATAATTAATTTTCCTAAATCATAATATGAATTTTTATCTTTATAATCATATTTTTTATAATTAATTTTAATTTTATCTAAGCATTTATTTAATATATTTTTCATTAATAATGTATTTGGTCTGCTAAAAATAATACCATTCGAAGGATAACCATATGCGCCTTTAGGAAAACATATTTTACCAGTACATCCGTAACCAATATAATCATATTTTATTAATAATTCATATAATTTGATAGGAGATTTAAATAATATAGTATCAGTATCCATATATAATCCACCATATTTATACATTAACCATATTCGATATATATCTACTTTTTGAGCTAATATCAAATCTTCAAAATACATATCATATGATTTTATCTCTGGTAAATAATCTAGAATATTATTTCTATTTAGAAAAATAAGATTAAAATCAAATGAATTTTTATAAATTGTATCAATGCATAATTGTATATATCCAGATCTTACTGAAATGTCGTCCCAATAAATCCATAAATAAGGTTTTTTTGGAATTTTATATGTATCTAATTTGTATTTATTTTTATATGTATATGATCTGTATATACGTTTATAATATAAATATATTATTAGTAATAATAAAATTATAAATAATAGTATTTTATAATTCATATAATATTTATTATTATTTTTTTTTGTATAATAATATTATAATTAAGATGTCGAGTGAACATGATTATAATTCAAAAATTCTAATCATAGGTGATGCAGGTTGTGGTAAATCATCACTAATAAATAGATATATTGATGGTGAATATAATGATAATTATTATAATACGATTGGTGTTGATTTTAAGATTAAACATTATGAGAAAAATGGTAAAAAAATAAAAATGAATATATGGGATACAGCTGGACAAGAAAAATATAAATCTTTGGTATCATCATATTATAGAAATTCTGATATAATAATTTTAGTATTTGATTTAACCAATCATATTTCATTTAGAAATATTGAAAAATGGTATTCAGATATAGAATATATTTGTAAAAAAGATAATTTACAGTTATTTTTAGTAGGTACAAAAGCTGATGTTGGTAAAGATAAATATGTTGTAGATGAATTTATGATAAAAGAAAAATGTTTACAATATAATATGAAATATTATGAAACGAGTGCTAAGAAGAACTATAATTTAAATGAATTATTTAATGATATATCAGATATTATATATAATATAAAAGCAAAAGAAGAACAAGAAAAAATATTAAATATTTTAGAACCACCGCCCGAAAATAGACAAAAATTATGTTTAGAATGTAATTTAATGTAATTTAATGTAACTTTATTTGATTTTATTTGATATTAGCATTAAATTCTATTATATCATTATCATCTAATTCAATATATAATATTTCTGCATCAATATCAAGAGATTCAGAAGAATCTGATAAATCTGATAAATCTGAAAAATCCAAATCATTAATATAATTTATATCATTTATATCATTTATATCATTTATATCATTTATATCATTTATATCATTTATATCATTTATATCATTGATATGACCAATCGGTTTTGAAAATAGATTTCCTGGAAAAGTGCAAATACATAATTTAGATTTACCAATATTATTTTTATATGTTTGACTAATTCTATTTTTATTCAATATATTATAAATATGATTTTTATATAATATATAACTTATATAATCGATAAAATCTACTGGTTCAATAAGATTATTATATATGTGTAAATTTGGTAAATAACCAGAATTAATATTTGTTGATAAAAATTGTTTTTCTTTTTTTGTTAACTTATTAAAATAATCAGTAAAACACGAAAATTTTTTATTTATTATATTATTTGACATATCTTCTATTGGCTCGATATTCTCATTCATATATAATTATAATTATAAATAAAAATTGTTTCATCCTAATAGATTCAATAATTTTTATATAAAAAAATTGTTTCATCCTAATAGATTCAATAATTTTTATATAAAAAAATTGTTTCATCCTAATAGATTCAATAATTTTTTATATAAAAAAATTGTTTCATCCTAATAGATTCAATAATTTTTATATAAAAAAATTGATAATTAATAGCTTTAAATATACATTATATAATGTAATATACTATAATATAAATGTCGTCTAATAAAGTACTATCTGATTATGAAAAAGTATGCGAGTTCAATGTAGCATTTGATTTTCCCCAATTTGATGATCTATCTAATGAAAAAGTTTTAAAACTAAGATTAGATTTGATTAAAGAAGAGCTTGATGAATTAAAAGAGGCATATTCTAATAATGATACAGTTGAAATATTAGATGCATGTGCTGATATATTATATGTTGCTTATGGTATGGCATATACATACAAAATTAATTCAGATAATTATCTAGAATATTTAATTATAGATAAAAATAAAACAATATTTTCAAATATTGTTACTAATATTTCTACATTTATTGATATTGAAAATACAATAAATATGATAAGTATACAATATAATAAACTTGAAATATGTTGTAATATAAAACATAGAGAACAAATGATTAAAGCATTACATGATATAATTATATATGTATATGATTTACAAAACCTGATGAAATACAATTCAGATAAAATTTTTACAATTGTACATGAGTCAAATATGTCAAAATTATGTATATCAGAAGAAGAGGCACAACAAACCGTCAACAAATATATATCAGATTATCAATCTAGTAAAACACCATATGATTCACCATATTATATTAAACTCGATAATGAATTATATGTGATTAAAAATAAATCTTCTGGAAAAGCACTGAAATCTATTAATTATAAAGAAGTAAAACTTAATTTAGATGAATTACGACTTTAATTTTTTTTATATAAATTATTATATATGGATATAATTGATAATATTTGTGATAAACTTAATGTCGAAAAAATAAGATCTAAAATATCACCTATTGATAATATAAAACTAGTGCATGATATAATATCAGATAAATCAATAATTAAACAAACAATTAAATCAAATTATTTTAATGAAAAATATAATTCTGATGAATATAAATTTATATTTGATACATTATTAAACCCGGATTATGAAAAAGTAATATATTTATTAAACAATCATTATATAAATATGTTTTTGGATATATATTTTGTTATTGGTAATGTTTATTTATTCAATGAAGAGATGTTTGAAATAATCTACAAAAATAGAAAATTTATTAATCTTATTCCAGATATAATAAAAAAATGTTGGGCAAATATATTCAAATACAAATTAGATAAATTTTATAATAATGAACTTATTCACAAATGGATAAAGACATCCGAATTTAAATTAATAACACTTGATAAGTTTTTAGCAGTACATACAAATCAAGATTTATATTCAAAATATCTTGAAATATATAATATTTTTGATAAAAATGTTTGCGAATTAAAAAGATTTATCATACAACTCGAAAACAAAATAAAAACTACCCATAATCCTGGATGTATAAACCTATTACCTAATATGTATTTTTATTTTATAAGATTACATACTGGATTAAATATTACAACACATAAACAAATCCAGATTTTATTACGATGGGCATCAAAAGAATTAAATCAGTTAGAAAAGACACAATATGATTTAATAGTGAAAGTAAGACCAGATTTAAGTGGTAAAACATTAAAAGAGATGATAAAGATATTACACGATGATCCACAATATAAATATAAAACAAAAGAAGAATTTGTAAATAATCATAAACGTATAATAAACGAAGCACATGAATATTTTATAGATTTTAATAATATAAAAGAATATGTTAAACCAAAATTGACAACAATAGAAGATGCAAATCTAGCCGGAGCATATTGGGCATTTGATACATTCTATCTAAACACAATAAATTGGAATTCAATTAATAAATATGAAGCATTAGCTTTAACATTACATGAAGCAGTACCCGGACATCACACACAAATAAACTATTCTGTATATAGCAAATCAACAGAAATAAATATCATATATCATTTATTTGGCATGACTAATGGTTTCTCCGAGGGATGGGCATTATTTACTGAAAAAATAGGGCCAAAGTATACCGATTATGAGAGAATAGGACAATTACAATATGAGATATTACGTACTTTAAGAGTAATAGTTGATATAGCTATTCATGTTGGTGGTTATGGACCAACAGATATAATAAATTATATGAAAGACCATCTTGCAATGCCTTTAGCATCTATTGAATCCGAAGTATATAGATATATTACAATACCAGGACAAGCATTATGTTATAAGATTGGATGTGAAATATTCAGATATATTTATAAAAGATATGGTGGCGCAAATTATGGAGATGAAAAATCATTTGATTTATATAAGAAAATTATTTATGGAAAAGAAAAAGCTTTAACATTCCTTTTAAAGGAATATAATATAATATTTGAAGAAGTATTTACCAAAGTTTAACGATATAGATAATCTTTAATATTATCCATCGTATAATTTATATTATTATTTAGATTATTATTTAAAACTATTTTAATTTTACTTTCTATATTTTTTTTTTCAATATTTATATTTTGTTTTATTTTATATTTTTCATCATTGTCATCATTTTCAAATACTGGATAATAGCCATCGGAATTATAAATAATATTTTTTAATTTATATGACATTTATTTATATATATATTAGTTAAATATTATAATTTGTTTAACTTAATTATAACTTATTTAACTTAATTATAACTTATTTAACTTAATTATAACTTATTTAATTATTATAGGAATGTCATATAGAAATTATACTATAATGAATGATATGGAAATTGTGAAGTAAGTTTCGGTTGGAATTATCATTGATAATTCCAAGCATAAAAATTAAAAATATAATTTTTAATTTTTTCGGTCATGATGAATATATGTATTTTTTAATAAAAAAGAATAATCATAAAATGCCAATAGAAGCCGAATACATTATTAGATATTATTCTTTATATTTATATCATTCATCTGATTCATATGATTATCTTTTAGATGAAAATGATTTTTTAATGAAAAATATTGTAAAAGATTTTAATGAATTTGTTTTATATACAAAAAATGATAATCTTCCAATAAAATGGACATATGAATTAAGAGATCATTATATAAATCTTATTAAAAAATATCTTTCAAAAGATATGATGATTTATTATTAAAGTATTGTTTAATATTTATTATGTTACTTTTTTTAATTTATTAATGATATTAAAGATAAATAAAATTTATTTTTTTATATATTTTATATATTTTTTATACAAAATATAGATCTTAAAAAATTTGGCATACCTTCGGTAGTAAATATTTTTCATTATTGATAATTTTAATTGTTGCATATTCTTTTTATAAAAAATAAGTATAATAATCCCTCATAATTATTAATATATTTTTCATATCTATTTTGTATTTTATGATTACTCTTTAAATGGCTGAATATATGTTCTATTTTAATTCTTCTTTTATATTTTTCTTTTTGAATTTTTGTTAATTTAATGATTTTATTTTTATCTTTGGTGTTTCTCTTATTATAAGGTATTATTGGTACTATATTTTTATTTGTTAAAAT